CAGAGCGATAAATCAAAATATAACGCCTCACAAGCGATGAGGCTTTGAATAGAAAACGAAACCAAGGTGAAAGGATGGTTTAGTGCATGAATATTAACAACATCAACGTAAACAAGTATCCGGTATCACAGGTGTTTGACCCGGATTCAAAGGTAATCTTCGAAATTCCGAAGTATCAGCGTGAGTACACTTGGGGCTCCAGAGAATGGGAGGCCCTGTTTGACGACCTCACTGAAAACGATGATGGATATTTCCTCGGCTCGATCATTTGTATCAACTCGGCCACGGATACGATTAACGCACCGAAGTTTGAGGTTGTTGATGGCCAGCAGCGACTGACTACGCTCAGTCTGTTCCTTGCTGCACTCTATACCACCCTGAATTCATATAAAGATCTTCTGGATGAGGATCAACAGTCGGATATCCTTCAGCTCAAGCGCAAACTGGTGCTGAAGAAAACGCAGTCAGATATCCGTGTTGTCCCGCAGATCCAAGGCAGCAACCGTGACGATTTCATGGGCCTCCTCGCAAAAATCGGTATTATCCCGAAGCGGCCCATGCCCAAGTTCGCCGGACTACGGAGAATCGAAAAAGCATACAACTATTTCAAAAAGCGCATCAATGCCGTTCTGGATGATGTCTCCGACAAGGTGCTCGCCATGTTCCGAATCCTCGATAAGGTGAATTCTGCAATTCTCGTCATGATCGAGGTGTCGAATCATGCTGATGCATACACCCTTTTCGAGTCTCTGAACAACAGGGGCACTCCGCTGACATCAGTCGATCTTATCAAGAACCTGCTTCTGGCCCGGTTGGATGTCAATGGCGACGGTGATATTGACTACTATTTCTCTCGCTGGACTGAAATCCTTTCTGACCTCGGTGATGAATACTCTGATCAAGAACGTTTCTTCAGGCAGAATTACAATGCCTTCAGGAAGAAGCTCAATGCTCCATTCCTCAAAGGCGACCGTCAGTATCCTCTCGGCACTATTGCAACCCGGTCTACCATGCTGGACATCTATGAAAAGATCATCACCAAGGACCCTGTTGCCGCTCTGGACGAGTTGACTGAAAATGCAGCAATCTATGCCGGTATCATTTTGAACAAGACGGATACCCTTTCCGACGAACAGCGTGAAAGCTATCTGGATCTGCAGCGTGTTCAAGGTGCTCCGTCCTATCTGTTCATTATGTACTTGATTAAGCATCAGGAGTCGCTTGGCGTAACTGACGAGGATGTAGTAAAAATCTGCAAGCTGCTGGTCAACTTCTTCATCCGTCGTAATTTGACCGACACTCCGCCTACTCGTGATTTGACCCGTATCTTTATGTCGTTTATCGAGGCCACCGAACAAAATGAGTACCGTGGTGCAGACATTTACACTAATATGCGAGATACCCTTATTTCCGTTTCCGCTTCCGATGAGTTCTTTGAAGAGAAACTTCGTGGTCCTGTGTACGATGATAACAGCGGTGCTACCCGTTTCATCCTCTGCATGATGGCAAAGCGTGGTATGACCCGTGAAAACGTGCAGGACCTCTGGAGGAAAACGAACAGCAATCAGTACGTTTGGTCTATCGAACACATCTTCCCGCAAGGACCGAATATTCCAGACAGCTGGGTGGATATGATCGCTGGAGGCGACCGTGAAAAAGCGAAGGAATATCAGTCGCTCTATGTTCACACTTTCGGCAACCTCACGATCACCGGATACAATAGTACGTTGAGCAATAAGGCCTTCAATGAAAAGAAGGAACGCAAAGATAATAACGGTCAGTACATCGGTTATCGTAACGGCCTCAATCTGAACGATGACGTCTGTGATAAGGATGAATGGACGGTAGATATCATCAAAGCTCGGACGGATCGCATGGTGAAGGAAATCATGGCGATGTTTGCGCTGTAAGACAAAGGAGGGATTTCTTCTGGCACGTAAGGATAAATCTTTTGCGGCATATCTGGAAGATCAGTATTATGACTTGATGTTCAAGCGGCTCAAGTCATACATATTCCAGAATCGTGGAGGGCTGAATTTACACACCAGCCTTGTTCCTGATCCGAGCTATACTGAGCTCGATGATCTTCATGTAATGGGAGTTTCTTTTAAGGAGACGGAAGACGACCGTATCCTTTTTAGAGCTGCTGTGCAAGCGGATGTTATCGTAAAAGGTCGCTCCAGACGTGACTACGAAGAAGACATCGTCTATCCGTGGTTTTCCTTCTCTTTTACAGGTATCCTCCGCTGTGGCCTCAATATGGTTACTATCACATCTGTGGGTGAATACAGCAAGGAACGCTTCAGTAAAGAAGACGCTCTGTCTCAGTATTTGATCCCATATGTGTACTCAAAGGACCTTGATGCTCATGCTGAAAAATTCCTGAAAAAATACTGCCCGAAAGCATTAGAAACGCCCATGCCGCTGCCAATCAAGGAAGTGTTGGAAGCGATGTGTCTTACCGTTCATCACGCTCCTCTTCCTGACGGCGTTTTTGGCCGGACCTATTTCAACAATGCGACTGTCGATATTTACGACCGGGACAGAAATGTTGTGTCTACTGACATTGAGGAAGGAACAATTCTGGTTGATCCGGATGTATTCTTTATGCGTAATATCGGCTCTGTGAACAACACCATCATTCACGAGTGCGTCCATTGGGACAAACACTATAAGTTCTTTGAGCTTCAGAAACTTATCAACCCTGAACTCACATCTATTTCCTGTGCTGTCGTTGAGGAGTATAAAAAAGGAGCCGGTGGTTTAAGTGAGGAACTGGCATGGATGGAGTGGCAGGCTAATGCCATCGCTCCGAAAATCCTGATCCCTGCAAAGGCAGGCCGTGCAAAATTAAGTGAACTTCTCTACACGCTTAGTCGTGCATTCCCCTCAGATAGCAAAGCATCTATCATGCAGCTTGCTATCAGTGAGTTTGCCGATTTCTTCAAGGTTTCCACGATGGCCGCAAAGATCAGAGCCATTGAGCTGGGCTTTGATCAGGCCGCCGGTGTATTCAACTATGTAGACGGGCAATATTACCCACCGTTCTCCTTCGCCAAGGGCTCGCTGAAAAAGGATCAGACCTTCATTATCGACAGGAACAACGCCATTATCGAATCATTGTTCAATCAGGACCTTGCAGAAGATTTCAAAGCTGGCCGGTTTATTCACGCTGGCGGCATGATGGTCATCAACGATCCGAAGTACGTTGTCGTCCAGAATGAGCAGGCTGAACTCACAGAATATGCTCTGGCTCATGTTGACGAATGCTGCTTGGTATTTGACCGCACAACAAGAGTCAGCAGCCACTATGATGACTCTTTCTATCGGATCTGTTTCCTCTGCCGTGATGCCGATTCAAAGAGTTTTGTGGAGGCAAAATTCAATCCGAGAGAAGGCAAAAATGAGGATGTCCAGAAACGTGCCCGTGAAATGACCACTATCGCAGCAGAGGCAAAGCGGATATCAGATATTCTGGCTGAAATACCATCCTCATTCTGCGGCACCCTCGATTATCATGTAAAACGTCGTGGTTACACCAACGAGAAGATGGAAGAACGCACCGGCATCAGCTCCCGAATGATTCAGGACTACCGTAATAAAAAAGACGCCAAACCCACCCTGCAAAGTGTGCTTGCCCTCTGTATCGGCTTGAACTTGCACCCGTCCTTCTCATACGATCTGATTAACAAGGCCGGGTACAATATCATGGCCGCCAATGAGGAATATCTCATTTATCGGTACCTGATAGAACACCACCACATGGAAAACATCTTCATGTGGAACGAAAAGCTGCAAGATGCCGGTATTCCGCAACAACTACCCAAAAACGGGAATAAAATGACTGCTCCTGAAAAATAATTCGGAAGTCGCACTTCCGGTATAAAACCCTGATTTATCAAGGCTCTTATGTCTTTTAAGACATGAGGGCCTTCTTTTTTTTGCCTATTTTTCAGGCTTTTTCGGCCGCTGGAACCGGAAGTCCCACTTCCTCGTGAAAATCCGGAATCTCAATAAAATAGTACCTGTGAGTGAAAGCTCACACCCACAAGCGGTACGTCCACTGGCCCCGGACGATCCAGTGCCGCCTGATGGGACAAGTAAAAATGAACAGCTGCCTACTGGATAAGGAAGCTGCAGACCGGAACGGAGAAATCTCCGTCGGGACTGTGGTTGGATTTCTATACCCATTTTGCAGCTGACCATGAAGGTTTCCTCCGTTCCAAGCAAATCGAACGGAGGAAATTTTCATGCAAAACAACGACAAGAAGTACTTTATCCCGGTCGACGGGACCCCTATCGAGGTCAGCGAGGAAGTTTACAGAGCATACTACCAGCCCATCTGGAACACCCGCTATCATGCCCAGAAGAACGGCGAGTGCCGCTGCACCAAGGCCCAACTTTGGAAGTGCGACGGCGTTTGCCCCGGCTGCCCGTTCTACGCTGCCGGTAAAAAAGTCTCCATCGATACGCCTATCGGCGGTGAAGACGACGAGCTTACCCTTGGCGACACGCTGGCCGACGACGCACCATCTGCGGAGTCCATCCTTATGGATAAGAAACTGCTCGACGCTCTATACGACGAGCTGAACCGCCTTGATCCGGACGGCAGACGTATCTGCGAGCTTATCATGCAGGGCAAGACGGAGCGTGAAATCGCTGCCGACATGGGCAAACGCCAGTCGACCATCAACTACCAGAAGAACAAGGTGTTCTCCATCCTGCGTGAAGCCCTGAAGGACTTCATCTAATACCCAACAAAGGCCGCCGTGGAAGCAATTCTGCGGCGGTCTAAAATTTTTCAGATTTTTTTCGTTCAAAACACCGGTTTCCCTCCAGTGGGTACTGAGGACAGCAAAACAACACAGGTCCTCAGAAAGGAGGAACCGCCAATGAGTGAGTCCAGACCCAACAAAGCCGTCACCGATGAAGAGCTCATCGGAGTGCTTACGGCAATCAGCGTAGTGTCAAGACGTCTGGCGAGGAAGCTGATCCAGCTGAACCAGACAAGCCAATCTCAGGAAGGAGGAAAACGTGATGAGCAAAATGAGCGAAATGGAAGCGACCATCAGGGAGTTGCGGGATATTGCATCTTCTATTAACGACATCGCCAACTGGCTGACCGGCGCATTCAGCGGCACCGAGGAAGCGGTCCCTGCTCCGGAACCGGAAAAGGCACTCACCCTCGAAGAGGTCAGAGCGATTCTGGCAGAAAAGTCTCGTGATGGTTTCACCGCTCAGATTCGTGACCTTCTCCTAAAGTACGGTGCCAAGAAGCTCTCCGAGATTGACCCGGCAAGCTACAAGGCTCTGGTAGCGGATGCGGAGGTGCTCGGAAATGCCTAACCACGCACTTCTCTCTGCATCGTCTTCGCACAGGTGGCTCAACTGCCCACCTTCGGCAAGGCTCTGTGAAAGCTACGACGATAAGGGTAGCGATTTTGCCGCCGAAGGAACCGACGCCCATGTACTCTGCGAGTATAAGCTCCGAAATGCACTCGGTATGGCAGCAGAGGACCCGACCGAAAGTCTTACCTGGTACAGCACCGAAATGGAGGACTGCGCCAACGGCTATGTTGCCTTTGTAATGGAACTGGTCGCGGAAGCAAAGAAGGTCTGCACTGACCCTGTTGTGCTGATCGAACAGCGGCTTGATTACTCCAAATATGTAAAAGAGGGCTTCGGCACCGGCGACTGCGTCATCATCGCAGACAGGACGCTACACATTGTGGATTACAAGCATGGGCGCGGAGTCCTGGTGGAAGCCGACGATAATCCGCAGATGAAGCTATATGCCCTCGGTGCGCTGGAGCTGTTCGACTGCATCTACGATATCGACACCGTCAGCATGACCATTTACCAGCCCAGGCGCTCCAATGTCAGCACCTTCACCATTCCGAAGCAGGCGCTTTGCGAATGGGCAGACAAGGTTTTGACGCCGACCGCAGAGCTGGCCTTTCAAGGCAGCGGCGAATATCACTGCGGCGAATGGTGCCAGTTCTGCAAGGCAAAAGCGGATTGCCGCGAGAGAGCCAAGGCCAACATGGAGCTTGCCAGATATGAGTTTCGGCAGCCGCCTCTGCTCACGGATGAGGAGGTCGAAGAAATTCTCGGCCAAATCGACGGGCTGACCACCTGGGCATCCGACATCAAGGACTACGCGCTACAGGCGGCTATTAGCGGAAAACAATGGTCTGGCTACAAGCTGGTCGAGGGGCGCTCCAACCGAAAGTACACAAACGAACACGCCGTCATCGCCGCCGTGACCGCCGCAGGGTACGACCCTTATGAACACAAGGTTCTCGGCATTACCGCTATGACTGCGATGCTCGGAAAGAAGCAATTCAACGCAATCCTTGGCGATTTGATTACCAAGCCGCAAGGCAAACCCACGCTTGTGCCGGAAAACGATAAAAGACCGGCAATGACAACCATTATCGATGATTTTAAGGAGGACAACTGATATGTCGAATTCTACCACTAAGCTCGTAAATTCCATGAAGGTCATTACCGGCAAAGATACCCGCTGGTCCTACGCCAATGTCTGGGAAGCGAAATCCATCAACGGCGGCACGCCGAAGTTCAGTGTCAGTCTCATCATTCCCAAGTCTGACACCGTAACCGTCCAGAAGATCAAGGCAGCGATTCAGGCAGCCTATGAGGAGGGGCAGGCCAAGCTCAAGGGAAACGGCCGCTCCGTTCCGCCTTTGACTGCCATTAAAACGCCCCTGCGCGATGGAGACACCGAGCGTCCGGATGATCCCGCCTATGCCAACAGCTACTTTATCAACGCCAACTCCGCCACCGCTCCCGGTATCGTGGACGCCGACTGCAACCCGATCTTGACCCGCTCCGAGGTTTACTCCGGCGTGTACGGTCGTGCCAGCATCAACTTCTACGCCTTCAACAGCAACGGCAACAAGGGCATCGCCTGCGGGCTGAACAACCTTCAGAAGATCCGTGACGGTGAACCTCTCGGCGGCAAGTCCAGTGCAGCGTCCGATTTCGCCACCGATGTGGACGAAGATTTCCTATCTTGAGGAGGTGTGCAGCATGAGTATTACCACGATTCTCTGCATTCTGCTTCTGTCCCTGTATCTGCTCCTGGCGGTATTTTGGATCGTCAGATCCATCATTGACGCCGTCGATGACCGCAAACGCGATAAGCGCAATGCGGCATGGGAGGAAGAGCGCCGACAGCTTGAGAAGGAACACGCCCTTCGTGAGGTGGAGTATCACGAAGCCCGTATGAAAGAACTCAACAAAGAGTAATCTCCGATCCCGTGGGCGGTGGGAATGTTCCTGCCGCCCATTCGGGCTATAGAAAGGATTCGTGTATATGAAAACACTCAGTATCGATATTGAAACATACAGCAGCGTTGACCTTGCCAAATGCGGCGTCTACAAATACACCGAAGCGCCGGATTTTGACATTTTTCTCTTCGGATACGCCGTTGACGGCAGTCCCGTGCAGGTGGTTGACCTTGCCTGCGGAGAGACGATTCCTGCGGAGATTATTGCCGCCCTGACGGACACAGGTGTCACAAAGTGGGCGTTCAATGCGCAGTTCGAGCGGATATGCCTCTCACGCTGGCTTCGGAAAAACGGCAACTTTGATAATACCGGCTACAGCATCCCGGAGGATACCGTGGGAAACTATCTCAACCCTGCCTCCTGGAAATGCACCATGATCTGGTCCGCTTACATGGGCTTACCCCTTTCATTGGAAGGCGTCGGTGCTGTTCTGGGCCTCGTAAAGCAGAAGCTGACCGAAGGCAAAGAGCTCATCAAGTATTTCTGCCAGCCCTGTGCGCCGACAAAGACCAATGGCGGTCGAACCCGCAACCTGCCGGAAAACGCTCCCGACAAGTGGGACGCCTTCAAACGGTACAACATCCGTGATGTCGAGGTCGAGATGTCCATTCAGGAAAAGCTCGCCAAGTTCCCTGTGCCGGAAACAGTCTGGGAGCAATACCACCTCGATCAGGAAATCAACGACAGAGGCGTCGCCCTTGATATGGAGCTGGTGCATCAAGCCATCGCTATGGACACCCGCTCCCGTGCGGATCTCACTGCTGCCATGAAGAAGCTGACCGCTTTGGACAATCCCAACTCCGTGCAGCAGATGAAACAGTGGCTTTCGGACAACGGTCTGGAGGTGGATTCTCTCGGCAAGAAGGAAGTCGCTGAAATGCTCAAGACCGCTCCGGCAGAGCTGCAGAAGGTTCTCCTTCTCTGGCAGCAGCTGGCCAAATCGTCTGTCAAAAAGTATCAGGCGATGGAAAAGGCAGTCTGCGCCGATGGTCGTGCTCGTGGAATGTTTCAGTTCTACGGTGCCAACAGGACCGGTCGTTGGGCTGGACGCATTATACAGATGCAGAACCTGCCCCAGAACCATCTTCCGGATCTGGCAGAGGCTCGTGGGCTTGTCCGCTGCGGCGACTTTGAAGGCGTGGAGCTTCTCTACGAAGATGTACCGGATACGCTCTCTCAACTGATCCGCACCGCCTTTGTGCCGAAGCCGGGATACAAGTTCATCGTCTCCGACTTCTCGGCAATCGAGGCCAGAGTGCTGGCGTGGTTTGCCGGTGAAATCTGGCGTCAGGAGGTCTTTGAAAAAGGCGGTGACATCTACTGCGCCTCCGCATCGCAGATGTTCAAGGTCCCTGTTGAGAAGCATGGTGTAAATGGCCACCTGCGGCAAAAAGGCAAAATAGCTGAACTCGCCCTCGGCTATGGTGGCTCTGTCGGAGCTCTCAAAGCGATGGGAGCCTTGGAGATGGGCCTTTCGGAAGACGAGCTTCAGCCACTGGTCACTGCTTGGCGCAACTCGAACCAAAACATTGTGAGGTTCTGGTGGGACATCGACCGGGCAGCTATGAATGCCGTGAAGTATCACATGGACGGCGAGGTCTGCGGCATCAAGTTCTGCTACCAGAGCGGGATGCTTTTCATTACGCTCCCGTCCGGCAGACACCTCTCGTATGTGAAGCCCAAACTCGGTACAAATCAGTTCGGCAGCGAGTGTATCACTTACGAGGGCATCGGCGGCACAAAGAAATGGGAGCGGCTGGAGACCTACGGGCCGAAGCTCGTGGAGAACATCGTCCAAGCCACCTCCCGTGACATTCTCTGCTACGCCATGCGGACCTTGTCGCACTGCTTCATTACCATGCACATTCACGACGAGCTGGTCATCGAAGCCAGTCCCGGCGTCGACCTGAAGGTTCTTTGTGAGCAGATGGGCCGGACACCGCCGTGGGCAAACGGGCTCAAGCTCCGTGCCGATGGCTACGAGACCATGTTTTATAAAAAAGACTGATTCTGATTCGTTCAAATACCACTAAACACTCCAGTGGGTAGTGAGAACTTTAGATTGGAGGTGCCTATCATGGCCGAATACAAAAACGCAGAGGGCTATGCCGATCCCACAGCATTCGGAGCCTTCTGTGCCATTGAAAAAGAAGAAAAAGCTCTCCGGGCATTCAGGCCCATCGTGTATATCTGCAGTCCGTATGCCGGAGATGTCGAACGCAACACTGCTGCCGCCAGACGCTACAGCCGTTTTGCGGTAGATGCCGGATACATTCCCATCGCACCGCACCTGCTGTTTCCGCAGTTCCTTGACGACAACAAGCCCAAGGAGCGTGAGCTGGGTCTGTTTTTCGGGAATGCCATCCTGAGTAAATGTGCCGAGATGTGGGTCTTCGGTGACCGGATCTCCGAGGGCATGGAGGCCGAGATCAAGAGAGCGACTTGGAAGGGACACCGAATCCGCTACTTCAGCGAGACCTGCGAGGAGGTAACAAGATGAGATTCACTTTATACCGCTCCAACTGTCTGGAGGTACCTGAAAACTGTACCTACCCTCATAAGGTCGAGGTCACCGGGAAGGACAGCCTCATCGATGCTGTAAAGCACGATTATGTTTGTGCCGAGTATCAGGGCAACTACCGCAGCAACGACAATTTCATCGGATCCGACTGCTTGCCGGTCGATTGTGATAACGACCACAGCGACGATCCGGAAGAATGGGTCTATCCTTCAGACGTCGCTACAGCTTTCCCCGGTGTTTCCTTTGCGGTTCATTACAGCCGCAATCACATGAAAGCCAAAGGCGACAAAGCTGCAAGGCCGAAGTTCCACGTCTTCTTCGCCATTGATCGAGTCACCGATTCCGGCCAGTACAGCGAGATGAAAAAGCTGGTCAACAGCATCTTCCCGTACTTCGACACCAAGGCACTCGATGCTGCTCGGTTCTTCTTCGGTACAAAGGAGCCGGAGGTCGAAATCTTTAACGGCCCGATGACGCTGACCACCTTCCTTGCTGACGACGATTTTGACGCCAACATGGACTCCGGCAGCTATGGCGACATCGTCATTCCCGAAGGCAGCCGCAACGCCACGCTGTCCCATTATGCTGGACGCATCCTGAAACGCTTCGGCAATACTGATGAGGCACATAAGCATTTTGCGGAAGTGGCCGCTTGCTGTCAGCCGCCTTTGGAGCAGTCGGAGCTCGACAGCATCTGGCGCAGCGCACAGCGGTTCTATGGGAAGGTCGCTGCACAGGAAGGATACATTCCTCCGGAGCAATACAATCAGGACCTTCAGCTCAAGCCCTCCGACTATTCCGACGTTGGACAGGCTACGGTGTTGGCACGGGAATATGAAGGCAAACTCCGTTATTCACCCTCGACCGATTTTCTGGTCTATAACGGTCGGTTCTGGGAGGAATCCAAGCCCAAGGCTCAGGCCGTAGCGCAGGAGCTCACCACTCGCCAGCTTGAGGAGGCCGAAACCGAGATCAAGAAGGCAACCGACGAAATGATGAAAAACGGCGCATGGGAGCTGCTGGCATCGATGGGTCCAAAGAAAGCGGCTATGGCTTTCAGCTCGGAACAGGCTCGTTCCTTCCAAAAGTACGAGAACGCCACAACCTACCGCAACTATGCCATCAAGCGCAGAGATTCCAAATACATCACCGCTGCCCTAAAGGAAGCTCACCCGATGGTTGAGATTGACCAGCGGCAGCTTGACGCAGACGAATTTCTGCTCAACACCCCGTCAGCAACTTACGACCTTCGTATTGGCCTTCCTTCCGCTCATGAGCACACTCCTGCGGATTTCATTACCAAGCAGACCACGGTTGACCCGTCCGATGATGGTATGGATATCTGGCAGGATGCCTTGGAGACCTTCTTCTGCGCTGACAACGAGCTCATCGATTATGTTCAGGAGATCGCTGGTCTTTCCGCTATCGGGAAGGTCTGTGTCGAGGGTCTGATCATTGCCTACGGTGAAGGCCGTAACGGGAAATCCACCTTCTGGAATACGCTCTCCCGTGTGCTTGGCGCCTATAGCGGCAACATGTCCGCAGATACCCTGACCGTCGGATGCAAGCGGAATGTAAAGCCGGAGCTGGCTGAAGCCAAAGGTAAACGGATAATCATTGCCGCCGAGCTGGAGGAAGGCATGCGCCTGAACACATCCAACGTCAAACAGCTCTGTTCAACGGACGAGATCTATGCGGAGAAAAAGTACAAGGACCCGTTCAGTTTCGTACCGAGCCACACCCTTGTGCTTTACACGAACCATCTGCCGAAGGTCGGTGCAATTGATGCCGGAACATGGCGTAGGCTGATTGTCATTCCGTTTAACGCCAAGATTGAAGGTTCCTCTGACATCAAGAACTATGCCGATTACCTTTTCAACAAAGCTGGCGGTGCAATCCTGAAATGGATCATGACCGGTGCCAAGCGTGTGATTGAAAAGGATTATCACATCGTAAAGCCAGCCGTGGTGGAAGCTGCAATCCAGAAGTACAAGGACAATAACGACTGGCTCTCGCAGTTCCTCGATGAATGCTGTGAGATTGACAGCTCCTATTCCGCTAAATCCGGAGACGTCTACAACGCATACCGCAGCTATTGCATGCAGGTGGGCGACTATATCCGCAGCACGACTGATTTCTACACTGCGCTGGAATGCGCCGGTTTTGAAAGGAAAAGAAGCAAATCTGCACGGCTGCTTTTTGGCCTGCAGCTTAAGTCGGACTTCCTTGATTGAACCAAGGGTGACGGTCGATGACAGTCTTTACAGAAACTATTCTTAGAGCACTAAAAAACAAGGCCTAAGAAAAGTTACGGAATTACCCGTCATCGACCGTCACCACCCACTCTAATTCCTGATGGAGGACCATTATGCGAGAGAAAATCATAGAACAACACTTAGTCAAAGCCGTGAAAAACAGCGGCGGCATTGCACCGAAACTGGTGAGTCCCGGATTTGATGGGATGCCGGATCGACTGGTGCTGCTGCCCGGAGGCAAGATCGGATTCGTGGAGGTCAAGGCACCAGGTAAGGAACCGAGACCTTTGCAGGTAGCCAGACACGGATTACTGCGGCGGCTGGGCTTCAAGGTATATATCCTTGATGCCCCTGAGCAGATTGGAGGGATACTTGATGAAATACGAACCGCATGAATACCAGAGGTACGCAATCAACTATATCGAAGACCATCCCTTCGCTGCCGTGCTGCTGGACATGGGCCTTGGCAAAACGAGCATCACACTGACCGCTATTGCGGACCTGCTGTTCGACAGCTTCGAGGTTCACAAGGTGCTGGTCATCGCTCCGCTTCGAGTAGCCCGTGATACTTGGAGCGCAGAGCTTCAAAAGTGGGACCAGCTCCACCACCTGACCTATTCGGTGGCGGTCGGAAGCGAGGCTGAGCGAAAATCGGCCCTGACGAAGAAAGCCGATATCTACATCATCAACCGTGAGAACGTCCAATGGCTCATCGAGAAAAGCAAGCTCCCATTTGATTACGACATGATCGTAGTGGACGAGCTTTCTTCCTTCAAAAACCACCAGTCAAAACGCTTCAAGGCTCTGATGCAGGTACGGCCCAGGATCAAGCGTGTCGTTGGACTCACCGGCACTCCGGCCAGCAACGGACTGATGGATCTGTGGGCAGAGTTCAAGGTCATCGACATGGGAAAACGCCTCGGTCGGTTCATTACCTATTATCGGCAGGAGTATTTCGTGCCGGACGCCATGAACGGCCAGATCATTTACAGCTACCGTCCGAAACCCGGTGCCGAGCAAGCCATATACCGGAAAATCTCGGATATCACCATTTCGATGAAATCCACGGATCACCTGAAGATGCCGGAACTCATATCCAGCGAATACAAGGTCTATCTCAGTCCCAATGAGCAGGACGCCTACGACGAGATGAAAAAACAGTTCATTCTGGACCTGCCCGATGGTGAAATATCCGCTGCTAATGCCGCAGCCCTCTCCGGCAAGCTCTCCCAGATGGCCAATGGTGCCATTTACGACGATGCCGTGAATACGGTCCCCATTCACGAGCAGAAGCTGGACGCTCTGGAGGACATTATCGAGTCGGCAAACGGCAAGCCTCTTCTGGTGGCCTATTGGTACCAGCATGATCTGGAGCGGATCATGAAACGGCTGCATGATCGCCATATTCCGTTTTCCAAGCTGGACAAAGCCGACAGTATCCGCAGATGGAACAACGGCGAAATCCCGGTAGCCCTGATTCACCCGGCTTCTGCGGGACACGGCCTCAATCTTCAGACCGGCGGCAACACCATCGTCTGGTTCGGCCTCACATGGTCCTTGGAGCTCTATTCCCAGACCATAGCAAGGCTCTGGCGGCAAGGTCAGACTGCCGAAACTGTGGTCGTTCAGCATATCGTGACGGACGGCACTATTGATGAGCAGATTCTCCGGGCACTTAAGGCCAAAGACAAAACGCAGTCGGCTCTGATCGCTGCGGTCAAGGCAAATCTGAAAATCTAATGACAATATTCGACAATCTACGCCAATCCGAGTGATCACAAATTCGGAGGTGCGACTTTGAACCCATACGAGAATCTGGCAAACGCCATCATTCTGCAGGCGGCCAAGGATTACCGGCTAACCGACGACGAACAGCAGCTTCAGGAAATAGAGCGATTCTTCCGTTCCGGCTGGTTCGGTGTCCTGTCAAAAGTCGATCCGGAATTCCTCATAAAAGAGCTACGGAAGGAGAAGCGAAATGACCGCTAAAGAATATCTGTCACAGGCCCGGACGCTGGATATGCGGATTAAATCCAAGCTCCAGCAGATCGAGTCTTTAAATGAGCTGGCCACATCCTGCACCGTCGTTTACAGCGACATGCCCAGAAACCCAAATCGTGGCGGATCCAAAATAGAACGGGCCGTTTTGAAGATTATCGAGGTTGAGGAAAGCCTGAAACACGACGTCGAGGATCTGGTGGAATTGAAGAAGGAAATCATGGCCACAATCCGGGCCGTTTTGGATGTTGAACTGCAAACCTTGCTGGAGAAGCGGTATCTGTGCTTCCTCTCGTGGGAGAAGATTGCGGTTGAGATGCATTACAGCATCCAGCACATTTACCGGATGCACGATACGGCGCTTTCCTGTGTGGCCGCCATCATGAGAGTAAATGAGAGAGATTGAGAGTCGCCTCTTATGATAGTATTATGATGGACAAAGTAAAACCTACGGAAGCCTTGTGGGAGCCCCTCTCCCGCAGGGCTTTTGTTATGCCCGGAAAGCGAGGTGATTATGTGCCAAGGAGTCCAAAGAAACCCTGCGCTTACCCCGGCTGTCCAAGGCTTACTGATAGACGCTTCTGCCAGGAGCACGAGAAGCTGGACCGGGATCGGTACAACAAGTACGAGCGCAGCCCGGACGTCAACCGCAAATACGGCAGGGCTTGGAAGCGTATCCGTGACAGGTATGCAGCGGCCCACCCTTTGTGTGAGCAGTGCCTCAAGGAAGGTCGGTTAACACCGGTCGAGGAAGTTCATCATATTCTTCCTATTTCCCAAGGTGGCATCCACGATGCCAGCAACCTGATGAGCCTGTGCCAGTCGTGCCACACGAAGATCCACCATGAGCTCGGTGATCGGTGACCGTGGGGCGGGTCAAATCTCTACGACCTTTCTACCCGGACAGCGGCGTGGGGTCACGAGCGCAAAAATCAGAAATCAAACGGGGTATTAACCCCCAGCCCAGAAAGCGAGGTGAAATGTGTGGCAAAAGACGGAACTATGAGAGGCGGTCAGCGTGTCGGTGCCGGGAGAAAGTCCAAGGCTCTGACCGATAAAATCGCTGACGGCAGGTTGAACGGTGCGATGGTGCTCCCGGAACCGGCAGAAATCAAAGGAGCGGATGTTCCTCCAGTCAAAGAATACTTGAAAGCCGCTCAGAAGAACGGCAAAGACCTGTGTGCCGAAGAGGTATACCGGGATACTTGGAACTGGCTCAAGGCTCGTGGCTGTGAAATGTTAGTAAACAACCAGCTGATTGAGCAGTACGCCATGTCAGTCTCCCGATGGATTCAGTGCGAGGAAGCGATATCCGAGTTCGGCTTTCTGGCCAAGCATCCCACCACCGGCAATGCCATCGCTTCACCGTATGTTGCAATGAGCCAGACCTACATGAAGCAGGTCAATCAGGTCTGGTATCAGATTTACCAGATCGTGAAAGAAAACTGTGCCGTGGAGTACGGCGGCAGAAATCCACAAGACGATTTGATGGAGCGGCTGCTCACCGCTCGGAAAGGAAACTGATATGTTTGAGAAAGTAAACCCGGCGCATCCCGACAAGGTGGCCGACCGTATTGCCGGTGCTCTTGTCGACCTTGCGTATCAAAAAGAGAATAATCCGAAGATCGCCGTCGAGGTCCTGATTGGCCACGGCATCTGCCATATTATCAGCGAAACCTCGGTAGCCCTCTCTCCTGATGAGGTAAAGTCTGCTGTTTCCCGTATCGCCGGGAACCTGCTGGTGGACTACCGTGAGGTTTCGCAGGATGAGCATCTGGCCGACAACCAGATCGACGGCATCCACTGCGGCGACAACGGCATCTTCAAAGGTGTCCCGGTGACTGACGAGCAGAAAAAGCTCACCGCCATCGCCAAGCAGCTCTATGACACCTATGGCAGCGACGGTAAATACATTCTGGACGGCGACCGTCTGATCCTCTGCCAGAGCAACGCCAAGACGGACAATCTGCGTGAAGTCTTCCCGGATGCTGAGATCAACCCTCTCGGTTACTGGACCGGCGGCACGGATGTCGACTCCGGTGCCACTAACCGGAAGCTCGGCTCCGATATGGGAGACTCCGTGACCGGCGGTGGTCTGCACGGCAAGGACCTCTCCAAAGCCGACGTCAGCATCAACATTTACGCATGGCTCAAGGCGCAGAAAACCGGTACGCCGGTCGAGCTTGTCTGTGCCATCGGTGACGATGCTGTGGACGGTATTCCATACGAGAGAATCGTAGAAACAGCGAGGACTTTCATTGACCACATCGGCGGTTTCGAGAGGTTCGCTGAGTGGGGTCTTATATGCTGATTGAGAAAAAGAAAACGGTAGAGCTGCTTCCTGCCGAATACAACCCTCGCAAGGACCTGAAGCCCGGTGACGAGGAATATGAAAAACTGAAACGCTCCATCGAGGAGTTCGGTTATGTCGAACCGGTCATCTGGAATAAGACGACCGGTCGTGTTGTCGGTGGGCACCAGAGGCTCAAGGTCCTCATCGACCTTGGCATCACAGAGGTTGACTGTGTGGTCATTGAAATGGACGACGCCAAGGAAAAAGCGCTCAACATCGCCCTGAACAAGATCAGCGGCGATTGGGATAAGGACAAGCTGACCCTGCTGATCGCTGACCTGCAGGGTGAGGACTTTGATGTTTCCCTCACCGGTTTTGACCCTGCCGAGATCGACGACCTTTTCAAGGACAGCCTGAAGGACGGCATGCATGACGATGATTTCGATGTGGATGAGGAGCTGAAAAAGCCCTCCTTTACCAAGGCTGGCGACGTCTGGACGCTCGGTCGGCACCGTCTGGTCTGCGGAGATTCCACAAAGAAGGAAACCTACGACACTCTGATGGGCGACATCAAGGCCAACCTCGTGATCACGGACCCGCCTTACAATGTGAACTATGAAGGCTCTGCCGGGAAGATCAAGAACGACAACATGGCAAATGACGCCTTCTATCAGTTCCTGCTCGATGCATTCACCAATATGGAAGCCGTCATGACCGGTGATGCTTCCATCTATGTGTTTCATGCGGACACCGAGGGGCTGAACTTCCGCAGGGCTTTTGCTGATGCAGGTTTCTACCTTTCCGGCTGCTGCATCTGGAAAAAGCAGTCGCTGGTGCTCGGACGCTCTCCGTACCAGTGGCAGCATGAGCCGGTGCTCTATGGCTGGAAGAAAAACGGCAAGCACCA